AGAGTGCGCGGAGAACAGGTCTTTTGCTAGATGTATTAGAAGCTTTCTAAAGATTGGGATTGTAGCTAAAGAGGAAATGTTTAAGAAGGTGAGTCAAGAAGAGACTTCTTCCGCTCCAGAAAAATATCAAGATCCTCTTTATAGTAAGTTGAGAAAGATTATGGAGCAAAAAGGAACTAGCCTAGATTCTTTAAAGCAAGCCTGTGACAATAAACCAGAAGAGTTCGTCGATATCGATGTTTCTCTTTGGAAGACTATCCAGGATATTCCTAAACCTACTGTTTTGACTATCCTCGGTATGATTAAAAGTTCAGAAAGTTCTTAACCAGAGCTTATTTTGATAAAGTTGCTGCCGTCCCTGTAGAGTTGTCCTGCAATTCCAGGGTCGGCGGCATTTAAATTCGCATAATCAATATGTATGCCGCTTCCGACTACTTGAAGAGTCCCTTGTGGGTCAACAGTATTTAAGCCCATCGCCGCGCCAGTCAACATTAATATGTTCGACTGATTTCCTACTTGGAATTGAAGGTAATCATCTGTATTAGCCGTTCCCAAAAGAAAACTATGAGTATCGTGAGTCCATGACATTCTAGCTCCAACTGTGTCGGAGGCAGATCCGAAAGTTATTGCTGCAGCTTTATCATCAGGACAAAGAAAAGACATTCCTACATGATTGTTACTTTCTATGATAAAATCATTTGTTGAGGCATTGGGTATTCCAGCACTCGATTCCCCTACAAAAATATGCAAAGGAGCATCCGGTTCATGAGTTAGAATTCCAACTCTTTGGCCTGAATTTATAGTCATTACGTGTTGAGTAGAGGCTGCATCTGAGGCTCTTGTATAAAATGCCATATTAAAGGCTCTAGTATTTTCCTCAACAGATATAAAGTTAATATGTGCTCCAGCTTGATCTCCGCTACCTTTTGAGATTATAGAAGAGAAGGAGTCATCAGATGTATGGATATTTTCTAATACAAGGTTCGCCCCATGAGTGGTCCCGTCACCTGTAAATGAGCCCATCGTCAAAGAAGGAACTACAGAACCAGTTTTTGAAATAATAAATTCAGACTCTTCAACTCTAAAACTGCCCAAAGGATTGCCAGAGATCATCTCATTACACGTAGTAAAATGATACCTTCCATAAGAAAACCCTAGACTGTCGGTAGCTATAGAATCATTACAATTTAAGAAATAAGAGTTGTTATGAAATCTTAAAAAAGTGTCTATTGTGACCTTATATAGATTGCCACTACCTAAGACAGGCATCATCCAGCCCGACATTACATCTATTACCTCAATTAAATCTGATACTTTTTTTGGTGCTCCCATTCCTTTTTCCTTATATCTATTTACACTTTAAAATGGTATCATATCTACCACCAAAGGACTTCCGTCTTCGTCTGTTAAAAATACTCCATCTCCAGATGGAGCGCCTCCAGTATGTTCGAAGGCTAAATAATTGTAAATTTTCTCTGAATTCATTACCCCACTGACAAAAAACCCATTATCTAAATCATCTGGATCAATTTCTACAGAGAATGATATTTGGGCCGTTTTATTACCTCCGATAGAAGAAGAAAACGACACATTATCTACTCTAGCCCCAAGGAATGTATAATTTACTGCGGTATAATTCGCAGAGTTTATTATTCCTGGATAAAAATCGCCAACAGATAAAGAATCTTTCCAAAAATTACATTCAGGGGCTTTAATATCTATGGAAAAATTTATTATCTTATCTTCATGGATAAAATCAATCATCCTTCCAGTCCCCATATTTCCTACAAGGATAGACATCCCCCCATTAACAACAACAGGATAGTTGACAGGTTTATCTACAGCCTGTTGATAACCTAACTGTTCTAACGATTCTCTATTTAAATTAAACCCAAATTCTAGAGATTGAATATTTAGTCCAGTAGTAGAAACTCCTAAATTAGATGCTTCTAAATCTAAAGTCATATCTCCTTGATTTAAAGCTGAAATTCCTTCATTCTCAAAGCTCTTAGGGATGACAAATTTCCCAGTTATGGGTTGACCATCTTTAGGATTTAAAGAAGGAATATTCTCTCCACTCGCGGTATTGAGAAATTGCATATTATCTCCACCGTAAGTAACAGATACCGAAGGGAAACCCCCGACACTAGCGGAAAATTGATAAGAATTTAAATAACAATCTCCAAAACTTATACACTCATTATTGGGGCTGTCTGGATGAACTTCCATTTCTCCTGTCCAGGGAGTGTTAATATCTTCTGTATATTTAATTATATTTTTTTCATCATCTCCCGCTTGAGAGGCGACGTGAATAAAGAAATTCCTTTTATCTCTATAATCGTATGGATAATGCGGCCAATTTGCAGGGAAACAACCCATATCAGCCCTTTCAGTTTGAGTGTTAGACCCAAACATAACTGTTCCTCCTTCTTGGCCTAAATATGATGGAGACGTTGTAAAAGCTAGTCCAGTAAACTTATCATCTCCCCATCCTTCGCCTCTAGTCCCTACGTTTCTTCTATCTAAGCAATCTTCTGTGATTCCAGACAAAAGATTAACTTTATTCCCTGAATAAAAAGGTTCTCCATCAAATGGGTAAAACATCATCGGAAAATTAACATTAAGCCCAAGCCTATGATCATTCCTAATCCCATTTACTAGATAAGTGAATTGCAAAGAAACTTCTGGAGATCCTATGATAGGTCGATTTATTAATCCCCTTCTATTCATCTGTTGAACTTGATGCCTTGGATAGCTGACGGAATAACTGATAGATTGAACTCTATCGATTTTCTTTATTACATTTTCGTTTCTTACAAAATTGTTTGTATTAACGTCTTTAATCGCTAATGGGTAAGTTACTGCCCCAACCGGACTTGCAGGTTGATAAGTCTCATAATTCGCAGCTTCAAATCCCTCGCCTCGATTGTGAAAATTGGTGCTATTGGAAATAGCCGCAGTGTCTTTTACATATTTATAGTCTGTAGAGGAATTATTTAATTCACCCACATAATTAATAAAATGAAATCCACTTGATGGACAACAATTAGAATAAAGGCCCTCGTAGCCGTATATTACCCTATTCCTCATCTTCTATCTGACTGGAATGCAAAATTGACATGTAAACATTTGGAGACTCATTGTGTTCTTCAGCTAAAGCATAAATTTCTTTAACCTTCTCTTCATTTTGATCTACTGGAGATTTTATATAAGATTTTATGATCTTTTCATTTGTCCAATTCTCTATAGGCTCATTAATACATATAATCTCAGCAATAGTTTCTACCTGCTTTAAATTTTCTTTTGTTAGTCTTCGGATTTTACCTGAAGATTTAAATAAACTCTTTGTCTTGTCTTCGCACTCATCATAAACCCTTAGGTTCTCAGAAAATTTCTTTAAGCTGTAAGATGCCCCTGCAGGTTTTACATTCTTTGTTCTTTGTGGGGTCCCTGTTCCTTTAGGTCTTCCTCCATTGTCAGCTCCTTGTTGTATAGAATTTTGGGCTGGCATATAAAGCTCATCCTTTCTTAAAGTTTTAAGTTCTTTCTGGGATTCCCTAGACTCTTCTGGAGTAGGGAATATTCCATCATTAACAGCTTTAACAACTTCATCTGGAGTTAATATTCCAAGCTCACCCATTCTAACGATCAATCTATCTTTTTCTTTTTGATCGTCTAAATCAATCTTTGCCAATTTTGCTTTAGGTGGCGCTTTAAATCCAAGATCTTTTGAAATCCTGTTAATCTCAGGTTGCAAGAAGTTGTTAATAAAAGCTTTTCTAGCTTGTTCTAGCCGAGAAACAAAAATTCTTGCTTTAACGCTTGTCGCGGCAAATTTCTCGTCACCCAATAGCACGTTATTCAATCCTAGAATAATATCTTGATTTACAATCTCATATTTCTTGGGGTTTAAGATGTCCCCAATGTCGGGAATGATAAATTTAGCGTTTGTAGTATAATCGGAAACAAGAACTCTACCAACCGATTCATTTTTGAATAAACCTTGTAAAGTATCGATATGCTTTTGATTTACAGCAATCGTTCCGTCCCTAAGCTCTGACCCTATAGTAATTAGTAAAACAGCTTGTTGAACAGTTCGCGCCAGAGCCATGTCCATTTTTTTAAGCTCTTTTTTGTAATTAATATCTTCTAAGACAGGGAAACCCATTGGAATAGCTAAAGGCTCATAATCTTGTTTCTTATAAAAGACTGCGCGAACTCTCTCAGGATCTAGAGGGATATAAATCTCTTCTCCAGACATCCCCTTGGAATTTTTCTTTCCCTCGTCTATTCTTTTTAAAATATCTTTAGGCAAACTCTTTCGAATTGCTTTATCCATCTCGTTTAGTGGATTCCTTAAAACATGTAGGTCATACTCTGTTAATTTTTGAATTAAAGTTGGAGATGCAAAAGATAGACTTCCAGCCACTTCAATTTCTGCAGGATTTAAAATAACATACTTAATAGGGATCTTTAAAGAGGCTGTAGAAAGAATCCCGAATTCTTTTGAGAGTTTTCTTACATCGTTATCTTGTATAGTAGAGTCGTGTCTACTAATAACAACATTTCCAGACCTATAATATTCTCTAAAAAATTGGTCTTGAAAGTCCCAAACATTTATTTTTTCTAAAAGGGCATTAAATAATTTTCTAGATTTCTCCGTTCCATCACTTAGAAAAATGTCTCCACAAGAGAACTCTGCCATCAAATCAATCGTATTGCGGAAAATTGCAACTCCATAATACGCCTTTTGACAAAGAACTATAGCATCTTTGACATTTAAATTTGATCCATTTTTGTAGATCCCTTGATTTCTATTAAAGGGTAGAATGGAGTCCTCTATGTTTTTAAAGCGATCCGTCCTATGAATTGTAGAAGACCTGTTTCTTCTAGAGGAGGCATTAGACGTTGTTATAGAATTTGAACCAAGGATAGTGTCTAAATCAGTCCCCTCGGTCATCATAGGGGTCCTCATTTCTTTTGACTTTTGTTTCCCTGTAATTGTAGTTTTCTTTAACTCTGCCATTCTTACTCTATTTTACACTAAATTAAAATAAAAATAACAAACTATAAAAACCTAGGGGAGAAAGTCTCTACAGATTTATGCTCTCCTTCATATTCTAGAATATCAAGATAACATTTAACGCCCCAGTTAGCGAGGAGTAATGCTGAGTAGTTATCTTTTCTGGCTCTCCTGCGCCCTCTGTCGGCTTTTAAGTTATTAGGGAGATCAAAGCTCTGAGTCCCTTGCAAAGACGATGTGACGGTGATTAAAGCGCATTGAGCCTTAGTCTCGACGAGGAACCTATCCTGCTCATCTATAAGTCTAATCATTTTTGCAGGATTTGAATCGCTATTCTTTGGATCTTGGAGAAAGTGTATAAAGTTTAAGTCTAAATCTTCTGGTTTTTTACCATATTTCTCCATAGCAATGTCATTCCCGTTAATAGAAGACCCAAACCAAATTCTTTTGTGATCTATATTAGATTGTAAGAACTCATTAGCCTTTCTAATCCATGAAGAACTAAAGACTTGAGAAACTACGATCTTATGCTTCTTCCTGTCATAATGTTTTTTACCTTGAGAGACTTGTTTTGTATATTCGTCCCCTTCTTTATTAGAATCAAAATCGATAAAGGATAACGGGTCAGTCTTAAAATGCTGAGATACATTACAACCATCTACAAATTGATCAGCTCCAGCATTATCAATAATTACAAATACTATGTTAAAATTATCCAACAGGTATCTTAGATATTTAAGATTTTCATTTAAACCTTGTCCAGCCCCCCCATAAGAATGAACCATAACACTCTTTCTTGTCGCTATGTCTATTTCTAGAACACAAAACGCAAAAAAATCGGCAGAATCAGAATTACTTAAATTAGGATCAATACCTAGAACATATTCTTTACCTCTATCCCCAAAGATCTTCATAGTCGGAGAGTTTCCGCATTCTACCGTTAAAGCTTTCATCTTCTTCGCAGAGAAATAATTATCACTATCATCTACAAACTTAGCTTCATACTCTCTTTGATAATAAGAAAGACCTTCATCATTTTTGGCATTAGCTATAACATCTTGATCTAACATCTCTTCAGGGACTGCGCTACAACCAATACGAGAAACAAAATATGTAGGACCTCCCGTATCAGGACCTTTTATCTCTTTTATCCAATCACAATAAGTTGAGTAAAGATTCTCGAAGGTATAAGAAGCTGAAGAGAGGCCTATCATCTTTGAGTTATTAGTGAATTTAATTCGATCTTTCTCTTCCATCGCACCCTCTTTAATTAAATCATCTTCAATTTCTTTAATAACAATTCTTTCTTTCAAATCTTGAGGAGATAAGATGAAAGGCATTAATACAGTATTAATTAATTTCTCTGGGAGTAAAAGGAACTCATCAAGAACCAAAATATGTGCGCGAAGACCACGAATCTTTTCTCCAGATAATGGAATCGCGATTAATTGGCTCCCATTTGGTAAATCCCAAGTATGCATTTCGTTTCTCCTTTGCATGTCTTCTTTAAGAAACATGTCATGAACTAATGCGGCTTCTTTTGCCCCAACAATCTTGGCGATTTCAAAAAACATTAATTTTGCAGTTCTAAACGTAGGCCCAGCCAAAACTATCTTAGCCCCAGGCTCAAATAACAAATATAAGATAACAAAGATTCGAGCTGTAAAGGATTTTGATGCACTTCTCCCCCAAACTTTTAAAGTAAATGTTTTATTGAACATCCCTTTTATAGCCATTTCTTGAAAAGGGAATAACTTAATGCCCAACATCAATTCTGCAGCAAATCCAACATTCCCCCTTAGAAATTCAACCATAGCAATTTTTGACTGTTTATCAGACAGCTCGCCTTTCATAGAACGCATTTTCTCATTAACGTTCACTATCTTGATTTTCTTATATTTTTCTGGTTGATAAATCATATAATTTTCAAATCATAATAGTATTGAAGGTCCATACTGGGAATTAAAGG